GAAGCTGGTGTTACTAACCAGATCATTGCTATCGAACTCATTCAAGGCGGCAACGCTGCTGCTTAATAGCATAGAATAAGGAACATTATAATGCCAATGCTAACCCCATCACAGGTGCATATCGACCGTCCGTTGTCTAACTTGACACTGGCCTATGCACAATCACAAGAGAACTTTATCGCAGATAAGGTATTTCCCACGGTAGGTGTCGCACGTCAGTCTGACAAATACTACATCTATGACCGTGCCAACATGAACCGCACTGGTGACGTAAAGAAACTTGCGCCACGCACTGAGGTTAACCGTATCGGTATGACCATTTCTAACAGCAGCTACTTTGCTGATGTGTATGGTCTTGGTATGGACTTTGACGAGCAGACTATTGCTAACGAAGACGAAGTACTACAAATCCGCCAAGCGGGTGCGGAGACTCTGGCTATGCGCCTGATGATCCACCGTGAGGAGCAATTTGCTTCGACATTCTTTACTAATGGTGTCTGGACAACTAACGTGTCTGGTGCTGCTTCTGGTGCAGGTACTCCTGTATACTGGAACGACTACACCAACTCAACACCTATCCAGAACGTAACAGATGCTCGTCGCACTATGCAACTTGCTTCTGGTGGCTATAAGCCAAACACTATGGTTATAGGTAAAGAAGTCCGTGACATTCTGATCAACCACCCAGACATTCTGTCTCGCCTTAACGGTGGTTCGACTGTCAGCAACACTGCACTGATCACAGATGCTAAAATTGCTGAGATCTTTGAAGTAGAGAAGCTCTACGTCATGGAAGCAGTCAAGAACACTGCTGTAGAAGGTGCTGCTGAGTCTACTTCCTTTATTGGTGGTAAACATGCTATGTTGTGTCACACACCATCAAGTGCTGGTCTTATGACTCCTGCTGCTGGTATGACCTTTGCATGGAACTCAATTCCTGGAGCAAACAATCTGGGTATTACTGTTGAGTCCTTCTCTGATGATGCACTCAAGCGTCAACAGGTTGCAGAGCACATTCAAGTTAAAATGTCCTACGACATGAAAGTAGTTGGCCCAGACTTGGGTTACTTCTTCAACGGTATCGTTCAATAATAGTTGAACTGGTGGGATGCTCTAGGGTGTCCCACCCACATAGGAGACCCCGACATGATTAGACAAGAAAACTTCCCGTTTCAAGTAGACCGCCCTACGTTCGTAAGGGTGCCCTTTACCGCTAACGGTAGACAATGGGCTGCTGGTGATCACTTTCCTTGGAAAGAACTCAGTATAGACGATAACAAAGTCCGTATCCTATACAATCAAAGAACCCTCTTTCATAACTCAGCTAAGGAAGTTGGCATGAAAGTGGGAGATGGTCTTGAAGCCTTAGACATAGACGGACTTAATGCCCTCGTGGACAGTATTAACGAAAAGGTGAAAGCCGCTGTACCAACAACAAGAGAGTATGACAAAAAGCGTTGTAAGAAGTCTAGGGTACTAGATAAGCAACGAGGTATGATCCGTAGTTGGAGGCGTAACTACGGCGAGTTGGAGAACGGTTAATGGCTTGGACGTATGATCCTACTACCCTTGGCACAACTACTGCCGCTGGCAGATTGAACAGTGTTAGGTTGTTGTCTGGTGATACAGACACTTTTGATAAACAGCTAGAGAACGAGGAGATTGAATTTAGTCTTACTCAGACTGGCAACAATGTTTATTACTCTGCCGCTTGGGTAGCTAGGGCCATATCTTCCAAGTATTCACGACTGGTTGACACAGAACTCGATGGTGTCTTAACCTCTAAGTACTCTACTCTGGCAAAGCAGTACATGACCTTAGCAGACACCCTTGAGTATCAGGGTAAGACTGCTGGTGCTGTCATAGGTATCAAAGCCGGTGGTATTAGTGCAACTGCTGTTAAAGCTGTTCGTGAGAATACCGATAGAATAGAGCCCAGCTTTAGAAGAGATAGGTTTAAAAATCCTGCAAGTTATAACGAATCCGACTCTTACGACTACAACAGTTAGGGCTAAGTAATGTTTAGGTCTGGTGACTTATATAGACTTGTAAGCGAACACGGGCAGTCTTTGACTCTGCGTAAGGTTACTACAGATGGGGCTTATGATCCTGCTACTGGTAGTAGGTCAGGAGAGGCTACAACAGATTATCCCATACTAGGCTACTTCTACAACTATGCACTAGGGATAGCTGGAAACACCGATGAAATCGTAAGAGGGTCTCGTAAGCTTCTTATCTCTGCTCAAGGGTTAGCTATAACTCCTGATGATGAAGATCTCGTTATAGGTAACGGCGACACTGTAAAGGTACTTTCTGTGACCACTATCTTCTCTGCTGGTATCCCTATCTGTCATTTGTGTACTGTGCAGGAGTAATTATGACTGTAAAACTAGAAGGCACGTTTGAAGAAGTTATAGACAAGATGGAGACCCTACCTTCAAAGGCAGTTTACGATCTTCTTTCTGAGTCTGTAGACTTCTTAATTAACAAGTCTCCCGTAGACACAGGTGCTTACATAGAGTCTCACGCACTTAGTTCTGGCGGATCAAAAACACGTAGCGTAAATCCTAGAGGCAGAAAGAAAGGTACTGGTAACAGGTCTAAGGCTAAAGAACAGCTTAAGGGTGACTTAGCAGAGTTAGACTTTTCTCAGAACACCTTTGTTTTTAATAACCATGCTAAACATGCTTGGGTAGTTGAAAATAACCCTAGAGGTAAAGTAAAAAGCCCTCACATTTATACCCAGTTACAAAACTACATAGGTACTGGGAAAGTGGAGGTAAAGGACTCAAATGGCTAGTATACATAAAACCATCAGAGCTGCACTAGAAAGCCGACTAGCCACCTTAGCCACTGCTAATTCTTTTTCTGTAGCTTACGAGAATGTTTCCTTCAACCCTATCACCGGCACCTCTTTTGTTCAGTGTGAGTTTATTCCCACGCAGCGTGTAAGAGCAGCAAGAGGTCCAAACGCTCAGATACTTTATAGGGGCATCTTCCATATAAACGTACATGCACCAGAGAATGCTGGACCCGCCGCAGCAGAAACCCTAGCTGAACTAATAATTGACAACTTTGAGTCAAACACTGACGTCTCTTACACAAGTGGCGGAACAACAACCATCGTGTCTATAGATTATACTGAAAGGGCTCAGGGCCTATTAGACACACCTTGGTACTATATACCGATCACAATCGGCTGGTACATTTATAATTAGGAGAATAACACATGCCTACCTTCGCACAGGGTTCACGGTCTAGCCTAAGCTACATTACTGAATCCACATTCGGGACTACCCCTGCTGGTAACTTCCAGAACATCCCATTCACTTCACACGGACTTAACCTAACTAAAGATTTAGTTGCTGGTACAGACATTCAAGCTGACCGTATGCCTCGCCATGAGCGTCATGGTAATAAACAATCCGCTGGCGACATTGTATGTGACCTTCGTAAAGGTGACTTCGACCCGTTCCTTGAGTCAGTCATGCTTAACACTTGGGTCAATGACGCTTCTAACGACTACTTGTTAGTTGGTACAACACCCAAGTACTTTTCTATTGAGGACTACTCTGCTGACATTGACCAAGCTCGTTTGTTTACAGGGCAGACTGTTTCTACTATGGGCATCTCTATTGCCCCTAACCAGATGGTAACTACTACTTTCGGTATGGTGGGTAAAGGCATGACCATGAGTGCCACACAGAAGACACAGGATGCAGCAAGTACTAATGCACCTTTTGATGCGTACTCAGGAGACTTACAGATTGGTAACAATGTAGCTGGACTTGCATCCTCTGCTATTATTACTCAGATCGACTTTAACGTAACCAACTCCTTCGCACCTACCTTTGTTGTTGGCTCTGATGAAGCACCAGCCCTTGAGGTTGGTCGTGCAGAAGTTACAGGGTCGTTCTCAGCATACTTTGAAGATGCTTCTCTGATTAACCGTTTCCTTAACGAAACAGAGTCAGCTATTCAAGTGTCGGTCAATGATCCAACCGCTGCTAATGCTTACACCTTTCTATTCCCACGAGTTAAAATTAACTCTGCTGACGTAGGTGTAGATGGCCCAACAAGCCGTGTAATTAGCCTTGGCTTTACTTCACTCTTCGATACGACAACTGCAACTAACTTGAAGATTACTCGTACCGATACCTAATCCCTAGCTAGGGCGGGGGGCATTGGTGTCGGGTCTGATGCTCCCCTTTTATTCTACCCGACATAACCCTGACAGGAACCTGACATGGACTTAATGAACTTAAAACCTACCTCTGATACCGTAGAAGTACTCTTAGTACACCCATCTACATTGGAGTCACTCACTAACCAAGACGGTAGTGAAATGTCTATCACAGTATACGCTCCTCATACTAAGGAGTATAAGGCTGTGATGCACGAACATACAAACAAGCGTATTGCAAAAGCATCAAAGAGAAAAGCTACTAACTTTTCCGCAGAGGAACTAGAGGCAGACACAATCGACCTCTTAGTTCGGACAACAACAGCTTGGGACATTACTTACGATGGTAAGAAGCCTAAGCTAACACCGGCGCTCTGCAAAGAGGTTTACACAAACTTGTTCTGGATTAAGGATCAGATAGAGGAGGCTGTTGCTGACTCTGTGGATTTTACGAAAGCCTGATCCAAGACTTGCTTGAGTTTGCGGAACATTCCTTCGCACTCAACAAGACTGATGAAAGTGGAACAAGCGAGCGTGAGCATCTGGAACAAGTAGAGAGGCAGACGGGTATTAGACCAAAGGAATTAGAGGGACCAGACTTCCCTTTTCTTTTGTCTCATATCTGGTCTGCCTTTGTTGCATGTAGCAAGGCTAGGACAGGGGGTTTTAGTGGTGCTAACCCTCTGACCTATGAAAACATTAAGTCTTGGATAGAATTAACAGGCACACCCCTAGACCCCAGAGAAGTAGAAGCCGTCAAAGAACTTGACGTAATATACATAAGGACGCAGTAATGCCCACAGTTGATCTTAGATTCGTAGTACACAATAAGGAGGACCTCAACAGGGCTACTAAGTCCCTTGAGATGATCAATAAGGTCAGCATTACTCGTAATAAAAACTACGATAAAGAAGCTGCTGCTGCTAAAAGGGCTATGACAGCTTCTGAACGACTAATTAGGTTAGAAGATAAGCTTATCAAGCAGCGTCTAAGAGACAACCTTGTTGGAGAGGCTAGGACACAGCAGATCCAAGCTCACGAACGTATCTTGCAACAAGAGATAAGAACCCTTCAAGACTACATAGACACCGATAAGGTGCTAGAAAAAGAGCAGAAAGCTGCTATTAGAACCGAAGCAAATTTAGCCAAGCAGCGAGAAAAAACTAAGAACGATACCGAAAAACTTCGGATGACCTATGACAGTACTTACGCTGC